TTTCTCATCTCTATCTAATTCAATGAGTTCATAAGGGTATTCTTTCTCTTCAATCTTCTTTTGTTGTTTACTAAGAATACCTTGTGGAAATACAGATGCTTTTCTATATGCAAATGCTTCAGCAATATTCAAAGGTTTCTGAGATATTCTTAATTGAAACTGTTCACCATTTAATTCATTCTTCCATCTTTCTCTTTCTTCAGCAATTGCTTGTTCAGCTTCTTTTACTAATGAGTTTCCATACTCATCAATGTAAGGGGGCATTGACCATTGTTCTGGAATAAACAATCCGGCCATACCTATTGTACCATCCGCATCAATAAGATCAGTTTCAACAGCATATATATCATTAGCTGCCGGATTAGTAATCATTTCTTTCAAAGGATTGCATTGTTCTAAATCTCCCACTGAACCAGCAGCAATAAACATACCTGTAGTTATCATACCGGAAGACATGGCAGGACGTAAGTACTCATATGTCTCAGACATCTTTGAAGCAATACCTGCTTCTTCATGAAAGAAATATGAACACGGTCCCCCTACTCCAGTAGTTGCATTTTTTTCAAATGAAGCTCCTTGTATTTTTGATTTTAATCCTCTTGCTGTTTTTCTATTACCAATTTTAACTTCAATCTGCTGTTGCCATAATAAAACCTTTTCAGGATTACTTGGTCTATACCAAGCAGTATGTTCATTTAGAAATGTTTTATATTCTTCTAAAAATTTCCATGAACCTTTATCATTTATATAATCTTTAAGAGATGCTCCAATCTTACAGATACTCCCTTCTTCAAACCAATAGGTATTTATAATTTTACCCATATGAAAATAAGAAGATGCTATCTGACGTTTCTTTAATATAGCTGAATGTTTATAATGCAGTTCTGCAAGTAATTCATATAATGCCATGTGATATTGAGCATCACGTACTTTGGCAAAACCATATTTCTTTTCTTCTTTATCAAAGATTGGAAGAAAATTTAACCACATATAATAATCTCTAGTTAAATACCAGCTCTTATTATCATCTGCATAAATAACCCCTTCTCTACATTTATTTTTTTGATCTTCCCAGTACTCAGTAAAATCTTTAGATCTAAATGGTTTATTACAATAAAATCCCTGATCATTAAATATTTGAGCTTGTTCATTAAACTTAAAAGAAAGTTCATTAAACTCATAATGACCAGGGACATTAAATATACTTAAAACATAATCTATAAAATCTTGTCTAGTTTCAAATTCTGTAGTTGTCCAAGAATTATCTTTATATGTTGGTATAGATTTATACATACTTAAATTTAGCATATACATCACCTTCATGGATCAGTAAATGTTCTTCATCATCATGCATCATTTTTGTTGGTAAACAATGCTCACTGTATTGCACTTCATCTCCAATTTTAATTTCTGTAATACCTTCACCTATAGCAACAACAGTACCTTTATTTTCTGTTTTTTGTGCTGCTTCAGGTATAATGATGTTTGTATTCTTATAAAATGTTTCAGCTTTCTTTTGTTTAATCAATAATTTTTTTCCTATTGGAATTACTTGTTGTATCATATTTTTTGATTTAATGGTTTATTATAATTGGTCATAAGCTAATCCGGCTCCACCACGTACAGAACTTTCTTGTTCTTGTTTCATATCAATAAGGGCTCCTTTGTATGATTGCCTAATTTGCTCAAATTTTGCTGCAGCATTTACCATAGAGTTTATATTACCATCCCTACCATGTTCAATAGCAGTTACTTCCATGTATTTAGCTAATCTATCAAGCATTGACTTAATACCTTTATAAGCTCTAAATGTAGGGGTTTCATATAACTTATGACACATGTCTAATGCATATCTTATTTTAGGATCTTCTGGTGAATCTTCTAATTGAACTTCTTCAATAATGATATCTTCTTTTTCATGTTCAGGTATATTAAAAAATGGATTTAAATCTGGATTAGGACAACTCATATAAAATATGTATTGGTAAATTTTTAAATAACTATCCGGATAAGTTTCCATAATAGCATTTAAAAAAGGTAAAGCATAGCAATGTTCTGATGGTATTACTTTGCTGTTCTGGATGTCAAATAGTCTTACTAACATAATTAAGGTATTAATGCTGCTACTGATGCATATGAATCTGAACTAAAAAAAGTAAGAGCATTAGCCAAAGATACTTGTATTGCACCTGGTACATATTTAGATACTGTACTATCCCATGCATATGCAACAGATATAATTTTAGTAGGATCTACATCTATTGTTGAAGAACTATCAGTATTCCAATATAAACCTGCGGGTTGCCCTGGCACTGATGATTTTCCTTGTATTAATTGTATTTGTGTAATTGTTACGCTTGCCATAATTTTATTTATTATCTTTTAACCACATTATTATTGAGTTAACCTCATCTTTTAAATAAGGTACTTCATACATTTTGATTTCATCTAAAATAGGTTCTCCATTATAATGTTCATTAATTGGATATCCATTTTCATCTTCACCAATTTGTTTAAACTTAACATGTTGAATTGTAAGTTTACCAATCTTTAAAGAAGGGTTATGCTTTTTAATAATATACGCATAAATACTGAGCTGTAGAGTATAGTGTATTAAATTACAATCATCTAAATGATTAATAGGTTTAAACATTTTACTTGTAATACCCTCCCAATTAGTATATCCTTTTTCTTTAATTTCTTTATTGGTCTTGTAATCATTGATGTTAATATAACCATCAACAATTTCTACTACGTCAGCTTGACCACAAAGACCAACGGATTTTAAATAAACTAAATGTTCTGGATATACACCATCAGTTAACTTTTGATTTGGTGCTAATTTTATACCATTCTCATTTATAAGAGGTTTAATAATTGGTACTTCTGTTCCATTACGCTCAATTGTTTTAAAATCAAGCATGTCTGATTCTCTTTGATTATGATAAAAATTACCAAGATTAATAGCTCTTTCAGTTTCATTATCCCAAGCTTGCAGTATTTGTTCTACAGTCATTCCATACCACTTAGAATTTTTATTCTTTGCTGATTTCTTTGCCTGTCCTTCTTTATCAAACTTAGGTTTAAACTTACTAACAAGTGAAGTAACACTTAACCACTCAATATTATCTTCCTCTATACTTTCATAAGTATGTCCATCTTCTTTAAATATAATAGCCATTAGTGTGTTTTTAAAAGTTCATTTGCACTTGCAGTTATTCCTGTAGTTGTTGCTCTCATAGGATCATCAGTTGTTGTAGAAATATAATATGGATTTGTTGTACCAGAATTTGGTACTCCATGGTAAGGTTGAAATATTTGATTAACATTTTTATTTTGCTTATCAAATAATTTAGCTTTAAGATCTGCATCTAAAAGAACTGCTGCAGCTTCCGTAGTAATCATATTATGTTTTAAAAGATCCTTTACTATTTGTGTTACTGTCATAATATTAATTTTTAATTTGTTGATTAATCTTTTCTTCTAATTCTTCAGTTGCTAATGCATCCCAAAATCCTTTAGGACAAGAAGATGACAATGATCTTACTTTAAACGCAAGACTGCATCCACAATCTGAACAACAAGGTTGTGTACCAGGAGCTATACAATGATCACCGGCAGCATCAAATAAAGAACATTTGATACATATTTGAAATCTATCTGTAGCAACAGCTTCAATGTGTTCTTTCTTAAATATGTTATTCTTAATGCCTTCTACTATTTTATCAGCATTTTTAAATACTGACAAATATTTTTTCCATTTTCCTTCCATATTGTAAAATTTATTTTGCTTTAAACTCTTTCTTGCTCAGTATGTCAGCTTCCATTTGTTCTAATGCTTTAGACATTTGTTCAATATTATTCTGTATACTTTCACTTTGAGCATAACCATTATAGGTTCTTTTAGCTAAATTACCCAGTGTACTTTTATTCTTTTTAATTGAGTTTTCCAATTTAGTTTTTCTCAAATAAAAGGTTCCCAATCCATCTACATTTATTCTTGGATATTCTAGTGCTGATAACTTTTTTCTAAGTTTACTATAATAAAAAGATATAAAATCATCTACTACTTGAGGATGTACACCAACTTCTTCAGCTATACCTGCTTTAAAATCTTTATGCTTCTTGGGATTCACGGCCTAATATTTTATAATCTAATAAAACCAAACCATCTATTTGAACATTAATAGTTTTATTGATTGAAATAGTTTTTTTATTTATACCATTTTTAACTATTAACTTTTTCTTTTCTGCTTTTGCTAAAGCATTTCTAGCTGATTGAGGACTTTTAAATATTTCTTGTTCAGTTAAAAATATACAAAACTTAGTTAATTCAATTTTTGGTTGTTTGGATAATTCCATTAAACATTTAAGATCTGAATTA